TACACTTACGATCTCTTAAGTTAGTTAGTGCTTACTTCGCAGTTACTCTGTAGGTAACGTTAATGAGAATCATTCGCATTTAGCAGGCGTGAGAGGCTATGTAGCACCCTCTGAAGCCCTTTGAAGTCCTATACAATATCACCAACATGGTGCATTTGAGGGTATCACCTCACCATTATAGTGCACATTATCACCATAATAGTGCACCCTGTGGATAACTCTCAGAATTGTTAATAACTATTTAGCCTATGGATAACTACACAGTCACACTCTAGAAGTGCTTGTGGATAACCTGTTAGTCAGGGGTAAACTGCAAAGCTGGCACACTGTTTGCATAGTAACATACGTACCAACCAACCAACTAAGGAACTAACATGACACAAAACCAATTCAATGCACTATGTAATGAGCACTGTATTTACCCAAGCATTGCATTAGAGAATGAGAAACTCATTGAAGCATTACAAAACAAAGATGATGCCAAAGTTGTTGACATCCTCACAAACGAATTCTAAACCTAAGGAACTACCATGACAAACACCATTCAACTAGAAGTGACAGACCAAGAGTTAGCCTCCATTCTATATGCCTTGCAAGATCGTTCTAATGCTATCCTTGAGCGTATTCGTGCCAACAATCTCCATGTAAGTCTCAAGGAAACTAAGAGAGTAGATATAAATATCATATTAGAAAGACAGTTCAAAGAAACTACTAGTGCACTCGCTCAAGTAGAAAAGACAATCGAAGCCTCTCACAGTTATAACTAAGGAAACACCATGAAAGAACAACTCATTCACATCACATACAAAGACCAATATGGTATCCACTCATACTCACTAGAGGGCTTTGTAGACGGTGATTTTGTAGGCTTTGCCAGTGCCTCCAAAGACAGGGTTCAACATGAGCTTGCATGGTACACTGACAACTTCGATGGCTTACCTGTATCGTTCACAACAATCACAGAGGAACTAAAATGATGAATAAATTAATAGATGTATGCTTCGCAGTCCTTATCGGCCTAATGTTGGCAGTAGGTGCACTCGCATACTTTGACGTATTAACTAAGTAATAAGGGGTTTAAAATGTATTATGATCGTTTTGATATTTGTGAAGCTTATTATTTAGCATTGTCTCATTGTCACAGTGGGCAATGGTCGCTAGAGTATGCAAGGCTCTGTAAAATGACAGACTACTTCAAACCTGCTCGGAGTTTGTCAGTTGAAACATTGAATGATAACGCTCGGGAAATATACGATAACGCTTGCAATAGGTTATTGGCTCAATGAGTCACATTGGAGACAGTTCAGCGTGTTAGAGTGTGACAGACTCTAATGCACTGCAATGTTGCAGTTAACAGGCTACGGCCTACCTTTAAGGAAACAAGATGCAAGCAATACACACAAAATATATCCCTGCCTCTAATGTCAAGGGATCACGCATTAAAGCCACTTCTGACAGTGGTCTTACTGTCACAATATCCTACCCTCACGAATTCTCGGGTCACTTGGTGCACTTTCAAGCTGTCAAGGCTTTAGTGGCTAAGCATAAGCTTGAATGGAGCATTGATAATATGTGTCACGGTGGCTCAAGTGACGGTAGAGGCTACACGTTCGTTTTCGCTGATTCAAAGGTTTAATATCATTATGTCTAAATACACAATAACTCATGGCTCGATTGCGGCTGTTCAATATGTGACTTTACCCGATGGCGACAGGGTAACTGTCACCGATGCAAGGGACGGCTCAGAGATAGAATTGCCTAGATTGCCTCTAGAGGTTCAAGCGGCTGTCAATCGTCAATTTGGCACTATCTTTGCACTCCCATATGATAGCCGTCAAGGTTTTATTGATAGCTCAATCCCTTTTGATGTAGAGGTGTCAGAATGACCTATTATGACAAAGAGTTTTCAAAGCTTGAGAATACTCAGGCAGACCTTCAACTTATAGGTTTAAATGGTGCTACTCGGTGGATGACCGTGTCACCTGAGCAGATCAAGGCTATTTTAGAAATATTAAACAAGGATGAAACAGAATGATTGAAACAACACACAATAAACCTTTGGCTATCAAAGGCCTCAAAAGCTATCGCTACAGGGGTCGCTATGGTTTCATAATGATTGGGGCCACTGACACACAGGATGCACTCAGAGAGGCTTCTAGAAGTACTAACAGTAAAGTGATAATTGATAACTTAGAAGCATGGGATTATTCTAAGTATAAGTACATTCAAGCTATATAGGGAAACAGTAACTAAAATGAATACTAAACTATTAAAACACACACGTGAGCTTTTCAAGTCCTATGACGTACCTGAGCACGTGCGACGAAGTTATAGGCTTAAATGGGTGAGATCAATCAGAAACCTAGGCGACAAGTGGCTATTTGCTAAACCTATTACACGTAAGGAGACTTCATAATGTCTATTGAAACAATAACCTTTCACTTTGTAGGTCAATTAGAGGATTCAGGTGCTATTGTAGACGTTCAATGTCAGATTGACGAAGACGGAGATTGTAGAAGCTTAGACTCAGCAATGTATCAAGGGATTAACTTGCTTGAAGTTATCTCACACAGTCAGTGGTCAGACCTTGAATGGCAAGGATCAAAGGCTTATAAAGCTGAGAAGATTGAACAACAGACCATTGACCATGACAATCAAAGCCCTTTGGAGGCTATCTATGGCCTCTCTAAGCCTTCATTTAACATTAGGTAAGGGGTAGGTAGCCATGTTATCAGACATTGACTTAAAAGATTGGATTGAACAACCTTCAATTCCACTGTATGATGTACCTAGGGAAACACCTGTTAAGACACCTTGGGGAATGGTTTGGTTTAGTCACATTGACGGGATGTATAGCCTGAGCTATGATGGCAATGGGAACCCAGTGCACATGAAAGCATGGGTGAAGGTTAACCCTTACAGGAGAAAACAAGATGAATGAATACTGCTTTAAAGTAAGTGAAACAAGGGAAGAATGGGTCTATGCAAGCAATGAAGAAGAAGCTGAAAGCATGGTCTATGAGCAGCTTGGGTATGACCCTGAGGAAATGGACTTGATTGAAGTGAGGGAGGATGTATGAAATGCTTATGTTGTGACAGGATATTGACAGACTATGAGAGTACTCGTAAACACGCAGTGACTGGGAGCTTCATTGACCTATGTCAGCAATGTTTCAAGACTGTACAGGCTGACTCTCACCTACCTACAAAGGACAGGAAAGACCTTATATCCTCGGATGATATAGATGACAGTGCTGATGCTGAAGAAGGTGACTGTCACGTTGGAGACACTAACAGTGAAGGAGATCATTGACAAACTGTACAAAGTGTGCTACCCTTTACTTTAAAGATACTACAAAGTATCTAGGATGATTCATAGAAGTTAAATACACTATTAAAGTATTATTTAAGTAATATACTTATAAAGACTTTAAAGTGCCGTAGGCACGTAAGTGTGGAAGTTGGACAATAAACCCCAGTGTCATAAGACACGTATTGAAAGGATAATTTTATGTCTATTGAAATAATGGATGATGACTTTGACATGGACTTGGTACAGTATGAATGCTGGTATTGGTCTGTCATTGACAGTATGGCTGAACTGGTTATGAACAATGGTCGTGATAAGGTAATGTCTCATGTATCTGAGGCTGTCTTACACAAAGTGCACAGTGGTTACGTTGTAGCCAAAGAGAATGAAGACCCATTCGCATGGTAATGGCTATCTTTGTTGCCATCGTAACTTTAATTAAACTGGTACTAAGTAAATGAACATTGATGAATCAAAACCTTGGCCTTTCCCGTCACACTTTGGTGACACCTATGAGGATGATAAGTTAAAGGCTGATTGTCTAGCCTTACTGCAGGACTTCACAGCCTTCCAGCTTAGGGGTGAAATCTACTATGGCTACCTCGATGTGAGAGCATTGAAGGTCATTGAAGAGCTTAGAAAGGACATAGACACAAATGAAGCTAAACCTAGTACGTAAGGATAAACCTGAGTCTAAGTTCATAAAGCACATACCATGTGACTATTGTGGAAGCTCAGACGCAGGTGCACTCTATGATGACAATCACACCTATTGTTTTAACTGTAAAGAAACTCATTATGAGAATGAATATGATGACTTTACAGTTAAGCAAGATGCAGTAGCACCACGAAAGCAAACAATGCTAGAGATTAAAGGTCAGATTAAATCAATACCTGACAGAGGTATTACCCAACAAACCTGTGAGAAATATGGAGTAACACAAGACAATGGACAGCACTTTTATCCTTACACTGACGATACCGGAACACCTGTCGCAGCAAAACTTAGACGAGTGGCAGACAAAACTTTCAGCATTCTTGGAACATTCACGAATGCTAGGCTTTTCGGACAGCAGCTCTTTCACGCTGGTGGCAAAGCAGTCACCATCACTGAAGGAGAACTTGACGCTCTAGCAGCTTTTCAGATGAATGGTAGCCTCTACCCTGTGGTGTCAGTCAGAAACGGTGCACAGGCCGCTTTAAAGGACTGTAAGACACAATATGAGTGGCTTAACTCCTTCGATAGCATTGTGATTTGCTTTGATGCTGATGAGCCGGGTAAGAAGGCTTCAAAGGAAGTAGCTGAACTGTTCGGTCAGAAGGCTAAGATTGTGAAGCACTTGAGTGGCTACAAAGATGCTTGTGACTACTTGATTGCAGGTGCTACCAAAGAGTTTGTGAATGAGTGGTGGAGAGCTGAGGTGTACATCCCTGATGGCATCATCAATGCAGCCTCACTGTGGGAGGAAGTGATTAAACCTGAGGCTAAGGCTGAGGCTATGTACCCTTGGAAGGGCTTGAATAAGCTTCTCTATGGTATCAGGCCATCGGAGTTAGTCACAGTCACTGCAGGGTCAGGCTTGGGTAAGAGTCAGTTCCTACGTGAGATATTGTTCAATATACTGAACACTACCAAGTGGAATGTTGGAGGATTATTCCTTGAAGAATCCACTCGTAAGACAGCTAGAAGTATCATGAGCTTACACGCTAACAAACTATTGCACTTACCTGACACTCCAACAACTGAGAAGGAACTTAAAGATGCTTTCGATGCAACACTTGGTACTAATCGTGTGTATCTCTTTGACCACTTCGGTAGCAGTGACGTTGACAACATTGCCAACAGAATCCGATACATGGCTAAAGCTTGCGATTGCAGGGTTATCTTTCTTGACCACATCAGTATTGTTATATCTGGTCAAGACAATGGAGATGAGCGTAAGGCTATTGATAACATGATGACGAAGCTTCGTACACTGGTTCAGGAGCTGGAGATTACCTTGATCTGTGTCAGTCACCTTCGTAGACCTCAAGGCAATCAAGGTCACGAAGATGGTGGTAGCGTATCATTGTCGCAGCTCAGAGGCTCAGGTGCTATTGCTCAACTGAGTGATGCTGTGATTACACTGGAACGTAACTCGATGGCAGCAGATGACAATGAACGTCACATGACTAAGATTGCAGTGGCTAAGAATCGTTACAATGGCTACACAGGCCCAGCTTGTGTGCTGAAGTATGACATGGAAACTGGACGCATGGTGGAGATGCAAGAGGAGGTCTTATGAGAGACTCAGACGTAAAACGAGAGATTGATAACATGACTGAAAAGAGGGCTAATCCTTTCAGTGTAGCTCAGGAGCAGTATGAAGCTCGATGGGACATGATATTTGGTCGTGACAAGGGTGATAAAGAACGTGATAAAGCATTCGATAAACGTGAAGAAGCTTTAGCTGAAGTTCAACGATTAGGACAAGAGATTCAACCTGATATGGAGATTGACAAATGAGTGCATGGTTAATAGCTATCGTAGGTGTTGTCTATGCTGTAGTGGCTATAGACTTGATCGTCAAAGGCAATACAGGTCTGGGTATAGCCTTTGTAGGTTATGCACTAGGTAACGTGGGTCTTTACATGGAGGCTGCGAAATGAAGGGAACCATTAAAGACGTATGGGCAGTGCATGAGAAACGTAAGGAACGTATCAGGCTCAAGCAGCGTGAGTGGGTTCAACGTAATCGTGATAAGGTCAATGCGTACAAGGCAGCTACAAAGGAACGTAAGCGAAGTGTAGTGCTACACACCACGACAACAACTTCTAACGATACTGTTGTTAAGTCACGTTATCGTACTGACTTCAGGAATACAGTGTATCATTGCCCTGAACTAACGTATAGAGGAAAGAATGATTGACCTAGACACAATAGCTGGTAGAATGCTTGACTTGGAGACTAAGTACTATGAAATGCAGGACAAGTATCAGTTGCTTATCCATCACTATGAAGACCTAAAGGCAGAGTATGAAGAGTACAAACTCGGAGAAGCGTATCGTATTGGACATAGAGACAACCTTAGATCACAACACGATTTGGATGGTGGTAACTAAGGACATTGACAGCGGAGAAGTGAACGTATGGAAAGCAGCAGACAACCTCGTGGCGTATTTAAAGGACGTTACATTGATAGTAGCCCACAACGGGATAAGCTTCGATTTCCCGATACTCAACAGGCTTTGGAATACGAAGATTCGCTTGAACCAAGTGTACGATACACTGATAGCCTCAAGACTGCTAGATCCCTCAGTAGAGAACGGTCACAGCTTAGACGCATGGGGCACGAGACTTAGTGCTATGAGCACGGAGGGGAAGAATAAGATTGACTACACAAAGGTATGGACATGGCTAATGGAACGACGAGAGGAATACAAAGGTGAGTGCTTCGACATTCCTCACATGGCTCTTCTGGAGTATTATTGCATTAGGGACGTTGAGGTCACTGCTAATCTTTATAAGCATCTTACTGATGAACTCACTAAGAAAGACTTTTCACAAGAAAGCCTTACTCTTGAACATAAGGTAGCAGCAATCATCTCTGAACAGGAACGCAATGGATTCAAACTCGATCAAGTGTATGCAACTTGTCTACTTGCTGACATCAAAGGAAAGATGGCTGGAATCTATGAGCAGATGCAAGAGAGATGGCCTCCAGTGGTCACACCTAGGTTCCACAAGACCAGTGGAAAGCCCATCAAAGACTGCGTTGATACTTTCAATCCCGGAAGTAGAAAGCAAATTGGAGAGAAGCTGATGGAGTTAGGATGGAAGCCAACTAAAATGACCCCAACGGGTCAACCTATAGTGGATGAGACTACTCTACAGGACATTAAGTTCTCAGAGGGTCAAATCATTGCTGAATACTTGATGCTACAGAAACGTGTAGCTCAGATTGAAAGCTGGTTAGAAGCTGTGGGTAAGGACGGTAGAGTGCATGGTAAGGTAATAACGAATGGAGCTGTAACTGGTAGGATGACTCACAGTAGTCCTAACATGGCACAGATTCCTAATGCTGGGAGTATCTATGGGCCGGAGTGCAGAGAGTGTTGGACTGTGGAAGCAGGTAACGTATTGGTTGGTTGTGACGCTAGTGGCCTTGAGCTGCGTATGCTTGCACATTATATGAAAGATGATAACTATGTTAAAACAGTCACTGAAGGATCATCAAAGGATGGCACTGACGTACACACGCAGAATCAAAAGGCTGCAGGGCTACAAACAAGGGATCAAGCGAAGACATTTATATACGCATTCCTATACGGTGCAGGGCCAGCTAAGATTGGTTCCATCGTCGGTGGTAATGCTAAAGCGGGACAGAAACTTATTGACTCCTTTCTTGC